CTTACTGGATTACTATTAAGTAATCAATAAACTTAACTCAACTATAGGAATCTAAACAATGCTAACGATGACAAAACGAGAATATAACACCAAGCCAAACGATTACCGCTCAATGATTGACGGTAAACCGTATCTATTGACAATGGATAAAACTACAGGCGGGACAATACTAGCGCCAGTAACCATTAAAAACAATCCAACAATGGCGACGGTTAAGAGTTTTATTAAAAAGAATCAAGGCAAACTTTATATTAAAAACTTGTCCGATTTTGATGGCATGGTTGATTGTGTTATGCCATGCAATGACAAGGGTTTTAGACTAGCGCAAGCGCCCGAGGTAGGACGCAACCACGAGAATTGCCTAGGTATTCGTGGCGCATGGTTTGTGCTTGGTGGCGGTGACCGTGTTTATGAGTTTTCGGACGGACAATTCGAGGGTTACGAGATTTACAACTGTTGCGGTAATTTTTTCCTAGCCGTGGAGGTTAAATAATGTCAAAACTACTTGATTACATACTAGGCGGGTTGTTTATGGTTGCGCTTGGCTTAGGGCTAGCGCTTATTTATATCTATCGTACAGGGGGGTTTTAACGTGAATAAAATCTACATTACCAAGGGTTATAACTCTTATACCAACAAAGAACTAATAAAAGCGTTTACAACAGAAAAAGACGCGGATGCTTTTATGGAAGGTTTAACAGATCCGCATTTAATTGTTGTTAAATATAAATCAACGCTAGACGCAGTTAATTTTTTATTGAAAGGGGTTTAATTATGAGTTTACTTCAAGAGATGGAAAGCCACGGGCTTGCTGATTGTGAATACAATCGCAAACTTTTAAAGATTGACGCGCGCATAAAACGATTGATTAATATTCACTTACCCAATTTTAACGCTCAAATGGAAGATGATTGGGAAAGCGATTGGGAGAGTGAGCATAACACCGATTACATACCGCTAACCGCAAAGCAAGCGCAAGATAGCGGGGATTTTATTTACTGGTGCAGTCTTTGGGATGATTCCCGCAACGAACTATTTAATCTATTAAAAGGGGTTTAATCATGGAATATACAGTTATCAAAACGATGGAAATTATATACACCATTGAAGCGGATTCAGAAGAAGACGCTTGCCAACAGGTAGAAAATTACGGTTTTAATGAAGCGGATTCTTTTTCTACTGTAGATATTGCAGCCGAATCAATCGAAGAATATGAGGAGAGCCTGAAATGATTGATATTAAATTAGAAAACTGGGTTTATGCGTCTATAGCGAGATTAACAGATAATTTTGATTGGGTTGGACAAGATATAGACATTGAGGATAGATGCCAATTAGAGCAGTTATTAATTGACGCTATCAGCGCAAATAAAGAACTGGCGGACAATTTTGTCAATGTATGCCTTAATCACGGTATTGTTGAGCATGATTATTTTGACGAAATGGAGTCCGTATGAGAAAAATTAAATCTTACACGCTGAACATTGTTTGGGACGATGGCGAAGAAGAATCCGTTTATCCCTCAAGCAAGGTAAAAGAGGAGTTATTTGATTATTTTGACGAACTTGAGCAAGAAGAAGAATATTGCAATCCAACAACAGAGGAGAAAGAAGCATGATTAATATTAAACGATTACAACGCTTTAAAGAGTTGTTATGGCAACGATACGACGACAGAATCAGAGACGAAGAAGATTGGTTTTATAAGGGTTGGGGGTGGGAGATTAATTTTGTAGAAAATAACGACCAAAGTAGTTGCGTCGCTTATCGAATTAAAGACGGTTATACGGATTGGAGTGATTATATTATTCTTGAAAAATATGTCAAAGAATGGAGAAAAATAGCATGATTACAAGAGACGAATTAGAAGTTATTTGGGACGCTTTATTCGATATGCGAGAGAATTGCATACCCGAAGGCGACCCACAATATGACGCAAAATGGAGTGATATTTGCACAACCATGCACAAAATCGAAGAAGAATTGGAAATATGGGAGAGCGTAGGATGAAAAAATATGAAGTTTTAAAAGTAGTGGGCTATGTTTACAATGTGGAGGCCAACACAGAGGAGGAAGCTAAAGATATGGTACGCAATTACGGAACTATTGAGGCGAAATATTGGGATATTGATTATATCGAAATTAACGAAAAGGAAGAAAAATGTATATAGTCCATTACAAAATACAAGGGGAAGATTACTCTATCAGGTTCAACGATAAAACATCTGCCCAACTATTCGCCAACAAATATAACGGAAAAATCTCATGCTAACCGCTTTTTTTGTAAGTGCTATTGCACTCTTAATCATAGCCGTATTCGACTTATAACCCTTAACCACTAACTAAAAAGCCCCTTAATCGGGGCTTTCTTTTTACTTAATATTGACGCTTTGGGGTGTTGGCACATCCTCAAGCGCTCGCCTTAACTCAGACTTACTCAGAATTGACGCTATTTCGGGGTCTGCAAAGATGTGCTTCTTCGTGTCAAACTCTCTCGACTTTAACCGTCCACAGTCTACCCAGCCAGCCTCTTTAAGAGCGTGCAAAAGGGCGGCTTGTGGCACTTTAACATTAGAGGGTGCTAACCCTGTTAGACGGTCACAGAGAGCGTGGAAGGGCGAACCAATAACACCCTTGGCAAACTCACCCTTGCGACCCTTGAGCATCTCAACAAGGAACGATTCTGCCATACTCATGCCGTGTTCAACTAGATTAGCCTTAAACTCGGTCATCATCGGCGACGCTGACGGATTAAACTTACTCACATCACGAGCGTGTAGCCACGCTGAAATCGACTCGAACCCACCGTTGCGATACCAATCCCACATATCCTTAGCCTTGTTTGAATCCATCCGCCCTGTCGCTGACCAGACGCAAAACCATCGCCTGTCCTGTGACGCTAAAGAGATTGGAACAGGGTCGTTTGAGAACGCTAAAACGAACAGTCTGTTAGCCATTTGGTATGGGTGTAAACCCTTACGATTAATCGGTAGCATTTCAGGGGGAGCCGCTATGATTGGTTTGAGTTGGTTCGCCAACTGTCTGCGAGCGGACGCATCGGGTTCTTTTAACTCATTAATTAAAAGTATCTCAGATTCTAATTGATAACCCCATTGACTGTTAATGGAGTTGTTGTCCATGATGCCACGGTTCTTTAAATGGCTACCGCACACCGACCAAATGAATGGCGCCCACATCGTGTCCTTACCGCAACCCTCATCGCCACCGTGCAGAACGGCATGATTGATTTTTAACTCAGGGTGTTGCAGTTTAAAAGCCATGATGTTAAGCAAGTGTTCTAACTCCTCTGGCTCAGGCACTAACTCACGGCAATGATCTAGCCAAGACGCTATTTTCGATTCCGATGCAACGACACCTGATACATCAGGCCGAGCGTCACGCCAACGGTTACCATACAAATCACCGTCACGAGCGACCAGCACAGTCTCACCCGCAGCGTAGGTTATGCCCACGAGCGCCTTGGCGCCCATCGCTTGCCTGTTTTGGTCAAAGCAGATAGATGCCTCAATCTTGGTATTTGTGTGTAACGATAAACACTTAATGTGACGGAACAGAGCGTTAAAAGTCTGCCTCGACACCTCACGACGGTCTTGCATATCAAAGTAAGACTCATCGTCCTGCACATAAGCGAAACGCTCATACCACTTAGATTTTTCGACCCTGCCAAGCTCCTTACGCTCGACCTCGGCGATCTTGGCATCGGCGTCATCGGTAAACATATCAGACGGGGTAATCTTAGCCAACGCTACAGTCATCGCCTCAGCGATCAACTGATCACGCAAGCCATGTGTAACTTTGGGGCCACCGTTAGCGGCTACCCAATCGAGGAATGTTTGACTGCCGAAATCGACACAATGCGAGTGCAAGCAGCAATAACTACGGTCTAGGGGTTTGTACCGACCTTCAGGGTTGCCATCGGTATGCTCGGCATTGTTGGGGCAAGTGACTGATAACCACCCTTCGCCGTTGATTTTCGACAATACCATGCCTTGATCATTCATCCATGCTAACACATCATCGCCACCATTGTCGGCGAGTCTAATCGGTGCGTAGTAATTCGTGTCAGCAGGTGCAGGTGTTACACCTAGTGCCGTGCAGATATCGCCTAGCGTGTAGTCACGCTCAGGGTGGAACTCGACTAACTTGGCTTCGAAGTTATCACGCCCAGGCTTCAGGTTAATCGAGCCTGGTAGACGCACATTACGGACTGCATTAGTTGCGCCTGCGTCTGTGTAACCTGCCGCCGCAATCGCTTTGACCGCTGCCGTGAACTCACCCTTAGTCGGTTGCTCGCTAAAAGCGTAGCCATATTGAAAGTTATCAGGGCTAGTCTCAAGAATCCATGTTGGCGCAAGGGGCGGTGTTTTTGATTTCGTACCAATGTCATCTAACATCATAAAAAGAACAAACTCACAGTTGGCTGCGGACGCTGATACGCGTCCTTCCTCAAAGCGATCTATGATAAACGACGCGGTATTGATGTACCACGCCTCACCAGCACGCATCTTCTGACTTGGCAGATAAGCAGGCCATGTGCATTTGATAGCACCGTCAGCGTGCAGTTGCAGCTCACCGTCCTTCAGTTGTGGCTTTTGGCGCACAATCAAGGCAGTCTCGCCCTCTGGCGCTAATTGTGTGATAAACTCTAAAAAGTTGTGCATTGTGTTTCCTTCCGTGAATTAATTACCCCTAGCCCAAAACTAGGGGTTTTTTTTACTTTCCATACCTTGTCATAATGCTTGCCTCTACGTCTAAGGGTAATCCCTCTGCCCATGCGGGTGGGGTACACATAACGTCTTTAATTATTTGTACTGCTATTTCGGGTGTTGCTGACTCGACCACAATTTCATCATGGACGTGAAGTACCACATCATCCAAGCCTCGCAAAGCGTGTCGTAATAAGTCATTGGCGACGGCTTGCGTGATGTTTTCACAGGCGAGTCCTTTCCAAAGTCTTGCTCTTGGCCACTCTTTAGCGTCTGCTGCGGGTTTCCACGATGCTTTGGCATAACTGACTCCATCTGTATCTAATCGGGCGAATGGATAGCATAACACACGACCAGACGGTAGTGCATACCACAGATGTTGCCCATCAAATAAATAGGTTACTCGCCCTGCTCTAAACTCATGTCCTTTGTTACGCATCGCCCTTGTGTAAGCATTTTCGAGGTCTTGCCAATACGGTACTGACCACGGATTAGCTAAACGCCACGCATTAACCATGCGCTTGGCTTCAGGCTCAGGTAACAAAATACCGTACGCTCTACCCATTGCAGCGAACGCACCCACACCACCCGCAAATCCGCACGCTAACTCTTGTACCTTGCCGATTTGTCTCTGCTCGGATGTAATTTGATCAACAGGCACATGGAACGTCGCGCTAGCGTTGACCTTGTAAACATCCTCACCAGTACGAAATAAGTCTAGCTTACGAATACCTGCTGGACAATTAGATAACCACGGATTAACCCGTGCTTCGACGGCTGCCCAATCTGCAACAACTAATGATTTTCCCCGATCGGGTATAAGGGCAGGTCTAAGCATTGACTTGAGTACATCTGTGATCCGCCGTCCAAAGGCAGGGACAATTGCGTGGCCTCTAACCATAGCGGATCTAACGGCATCAGGCTCCTTGGCACACTTTCGGGTAAAGTTGTGGACTTGCGCTCCGTAACTACTTGCCCTACCTGTGGCTGCGCCACCAGCAAAGACAAATGCTCCACGAACTCGGTTATCTTCTTCATCAGCTAACTCC